CGGACGATCAGCGCGAAGGCGTGTCCGCAAAGCAGGCGGTTTGCCTCCATCAGCTTTTTGTAAACCGCGGGGGCCATCAGCTCATTCGGACGTCCCTCCAGCAGGTTCAGCACCGGGTGCGTGTCAAGCCGCCGCTTATCCCCTTCCAGCATGATATAGCTGGGCAGCTTGGCCAGCGAATCGGAAAGAACCTCCACGCAGCGGTTGACCGCCGACAGCTTCATGGCTCCGCTTTTTGAGCTGTCCGGGGCTCCCGTCCGCCATCCGGCGGGGTCATCCAGCGTTAAAAACTGCGTCTCATTGCGCATCCTTCGGATACCCTTGTCAAAAATCATCCGCTTTCACCCGCCCTTCCGACGATGACCGCCGCTGCAATCACAATGAGCCCGCCGACGATCATTCCGGCAGGGGGGTAAATCATCCATGCACCCTGCGCGATCAGATACCCTCCGGCCAGCGCCAAAAGATCCGGCGCGGCCTTGGGGATGTTTTTTGCAAACCAGTTCAGGCACTTTTTAACCTTTTCCACTTCTTTATCCTCCCTTTTGTTCATGCCCGCCGCCCCAGCAGCGAGGCCATCGGGTCGGTGTTCTCCTTTTCAGACGGCTTTTTTGGCACCGCACGCAGCGCCGCCGCCACTGTCAGACAGCATTCTTTTTCAATCGCGAGCAGCATCTGCCGCTTGGAATCCGCAATTTTATCCACAGCGTTGATGTTCTTCTGCATGTCGCGCAGCAATTCATAATACTGTCCGGTTTCAATTTCTCCGCGGCCATACCCATTCCGGAGATCTTCGGCCCCCAACTCGAACCGTTCGCGCCGCTCGGAAAGCGAAAGACATTCCGCGTAAATCTGACAGTACCGGTTGATGATTCCGGTGTATGCCGCGTCGTCCTTTTCCATCGCGCCCAGCAGCTTTTTCAGCCGCAGAAATTCCCGATGCGCGGCGGCGTCCGCCTTGACCTCCGGCCGCTCGGAAAGCCGCAGGCCGGAGAGCGTCTTCGCTTCCCCGGCCTGCCTCGTTTTCAGTTCTTCTTTTGTCCGGTGCGACCGTCCTTCCATCTCAAGAACGATCACCGGCTTTGACGGCCGCGCCATCAGCGCACCTCCTTCCGCCTGCTTATTTGTTCAGAAAAAATTATAAAAACGCTTGACGGCACGTATAACACGTGCCATAATATATTCAAAGAAAGGGGAAGTGAAAATGCCGATGACCCCGAAGGAAATAATAAGCCTGCCGGAACACAACGGTTTCGAGTACGTCAGGTCAAACGGCTCCCACCGGATGTACCGAAACCCCGCCACAGGAAAGACGACCATCATCCCCTACCACAGCAAGCCTCTGAAAAAGGGAACCGAACAGGCAATACTGAAACAGGCGGGGCTGAAATAAGCCCCGCGAAAACCACCGAGAAAGGGTGAAAATCATGGCAAAACTGCTCTATCCCGCGATCTTCCATCCGGAGGACGACGGCTATTCCGTTTACGCCCCTGATTTTGACGGATGCTTTTCAGACGGCGACACGCTCGAAGAGGCTTATGATATGATCTTCGACGCAATCGGCTTGTGTATCGAAGAATTACGCGGGAACGGGAAACCGCTTCCCGCCGCGTCAAGCCCCGCATCTTTCGCGCTCTCCCCCGGCGATTTTTCGGCGCTGATTGAATTCGATCCCCTCGCCTACGCGAAAAAGCACGATTCCCGGACCGTCAAAAAAACGCTCACAATCCCCGCGTGGCTCAATACAATTGCGGAGGAGCGTCACGTCAATTTCTCGGGCGTACTGAAAGATGCTTTGATCAGCCATCTCGATCTCAGATAGCCCCACGTCGCGCTCCGCGCGGAGCGCGTGGATTGAAATCAGGATAATATCCATGTGGTTTCCCCCTGAAAAATTTCAAATTATTTTGCAAAAACGCTTGACTATACGTACGTATAGTGCTATAATATAATCACAGAGAGGGGGTGAGCATATCAAGCAAAAACAAAGGAAAAGGCTACCGGCAGACAGAATCATCGAGCTTGCGATCCAAGCAATCATAGCGATTGCAACGATCATCGCGGCGATGAAAGACTGAAAACCGATAGCCAGAGGGAAGAAGGGGCAACTTCTTCCCTCCCCCGTAAGGGGATGGCTACAGTATACCACGACAGAAAGGAAGATTGCAAGTGAAGCGAAATTTGTTCTTTGTGCTTCTCTGCGCCGCGTGGGTCGGCATCGGCAGCGTATCCGGGTGGACGCTGTGGGTCAGAATCGCGGCCGTTATCAGCGCGCTGGCCCTTCTGCTCTGCGTTTTTCGGGATTGGAGCGGGCGGCATGGGGAATAGCAAATACGGGCCGCAGATCAAAAACCTGCGAAAGAACTATGTCCGCTTTCCCCTCGACCTGAAGCCGGACGTTTTGGAGGCGTTTAAGGCGGCCTGCGCCGCCAACGGCACCACGCCCACCGCAGAGATCAAAAAATTTATCACCCAATATGCGCGGGCGGCCGGGAAAGAATAGCCATTTCCCGCCTGTAATCAGGATAATGTCCATGTGGTTTCCCCCTGAAAAATTTCAAATTATTTTGCAAAAGCGCTTGACTTTTATGCGCATTATGCGTATAATATAATTGTAAGGGGGAAACGGTATGACAGCCAGAGGACTTGAAAAGATACTGACAGCGGACGGTTGGTATCACAAAAACACCAAAGGCTCGCACAAGCACTTCAAGCATCCCACGAAACCGGGAAAGGTTACCATTCCGCAGCATGGCGGCGACCTCGACCGAAAAACCGCAGATTCCATCCTGATGCAGGCGGGGCTAAAATAAGCCCCGCGCGCATAATTGAAAAGGAGGCCCAGACATGAAACTTGTTTACCCTGCCTGCCTTGTCCCTTTCGAAAACGGGGAAGGCTATACCGTCACCGTTCCGGATCTCCCCGGATGCGTTACAGAGGGAAAAACTCTTGCCGATGCAATCCTGATGGCCGAGGACGCCGCGTCCGGTTGGGTGCTCGACGAGCTGGAGGACGGAAACCCCATTCCCCCGGCAAGCCGCCCCAATGCAGTATCAGTCCCTAAAGACGGGTTTGTCAGCCTTTTGGCGCTTGATATGGACAGCTATGCTGAAAAATACGGAGACAAGGCCGTCCGCAAAAACCTGACGATTCCTGCGTGGCTCAATACTTTCGCGGAAAAACAGAATATCAACTTTTCAAAGGTTTTACAGGATGCTTTGACCGTCCTGTATCAGCAGGTCGGTTAACCCAGCGCAGGCCGGAGGCATCGTCTCCGGCTTTTTTGCCTTTAAAGCCCCCACCCTTCCGACAGGATCACCGCGCTTTTATCCTCATCCTCTCCGGCTATGATCGCGGCGGCCATTGCGTTGACCGTCGCCACAGCGACGTCAATTCGGCCCGTTGACTTGTTTTTCATTGGCTTGATATTCTCATTGCCGTCTACAGCGCATCGAACATTGCCGAAGCACCAGCGGGCGCATGGGTTTCTCTCATGCCGAAGCTCGCCGCGCCGGAATAGCCGCTCCAGCGCTTTCATAGCACCGCTCATTCCGCTCATCGACTGCTGAATTTCGGCCACTTCAATCCCGGCGGCCATCAGCCGCTGGGTCAGCATTCGGCTGTTCCACTGGTCGGTGCCCAGCAGCCGCAGCCGCGTCCGCTTTGCCTGCTCGATGATTCGCGTCTCGACAAAATCGTAATCCACACAATCGCCCGGAGTTGCTGTCAGCGCCCCGGAATGCGCCCAGCCCTCCGCGTCAATATGGTCCCTGCGGGAGCGCTCGCGCAGGCTGTCGGCGGGCGCCCACGCCTCAAAGGTCAAATACCAGAAATCAAGTCCCTCCTGCGGCGGGAAGAGGCAGCAAAGCGCGGTCAGATCGGTTGTGGAGGAAAGGTCCAGCCCAAAATAGCAGCGTTTTCCCTCCAGCTCTTCGCGCGGAATAACCATCTCTGCCGCATCATAAACCGGCAGCGGCAGCCATCCCGCCGTCTTGACGGCAATCCACTGGTTCAGCCTCAGCCAACGAAACAGGCGTTCGGCTGACGGGCTCTGCCGGGCGTCCAGCGCTTCGTTGCGCAGCGTCTCAATCGGAATCGTCACCCCCAGCGACGGATTGCACCGCGACCATAGGTTTTCGTCAAAAATATCAATCGAAGCGCATTGCTCCGGATCGTCCGGCATTCCGTAGATATAGGGCAGCCAAAGCGGATTGTCGTAATTTTCCCCATCGGTGTTCCCGGCCCGGTAATCAAGGATACGCCGCGCTTTTTCGTGAATTTCCCACCCGATGGACCCCCGGTCCGGGTCATCTCCCGCTGTCGTCAGCACAATCCACACCGGCTGCTTTCGCGCCGATCCCGCGCCGAAAGTCATGATATCCCACAGTTCCCGGTTCGGCTGGGCGTGCAACTCATCAAAGATTACGCAGGTTGGCTTATAGCCATGCTTGGAATACGCTTCCGAGCTCATAACCTTCATTTTTGTGTGGGAATCAGTATCCACAATTTCCTTGGTGCTCTCCCGAACCTTCGCCCGGTCAAGCAGCGCCGGGCACTGTTTAAGCATCGAAAGCGCTGCCGAAAAAATGATTCCTGCATTGCCTTTGTCGGCTGCGACCAAATACACTTCGCCGTAAGTGGCCTCGTCCGCAAACGTATGAAAAAGTCCCAGCGCGGCGGCCAGCTCGCTTTTTCCGTTCTTCTTCGGTATTTCGAGATAAAGGTATTGATACTGCCTGTAATCGGCATCGTCCCGCAGCGTTCCGTAAAAGGTCCCAACCGCATTCTTTTGCCAGTCCAGCAGCAAAAACGGCTGCCCATAGAAGTCATCCCCATGTTTCAGGCACTCGACAAAACGGATTGCATAATCCGCAAAGCTCTGCTTAAACCTCATTCTTTACCTCCTTTCTCCCATTTTGGGAAATTTTTTCACGCGAACCTGACCGCGCGGTCTTGCCTTGTTGCTTTGAATCTTTTTAGGGGTGGGGGAGGGGGTTGCCGAAGCCTCCGTCTTCTCGCGCGGTCTTGCTGCTATGGCAGCTCCAACAAAGCGCCTGCCAGTTAGATCGATTCCAAAACAAACCGATATCTCCTTTATGCGGTCTGATATGATCTACCAGTTCGGCCGGAACAGTTTTGCCATGACGAGCACATTCTGCGCACCAAGGATGCAGCGCCAAGAATGCCCTGCTTTCTTTTGACCAGCGGGAAGTATATCCCCGCCGATACGCTGACGCCCGTAATTCTTTTGGCCTCTCTTGGTGCCGTTTGCAATACTTCTCTCGGGTCAGCGCTTGGCATCCGATATATGCACAAGGATGTAACGGTTTATTTGCCATGCACACACGTCCTTCTGAATACAGTAGGCACTGTCTCTGAAAACCCATGCAAAAGGACGCCCCGAAGAGCGCCCTTGCAACAAATGGCCCATCAGTGTGCCTTATGGCCGATGGGATCTGTTTGGCTGCCGTCTTAACCCGGACGGCCAACGGGTATCGGGTGTGCTTTTGTGCCTTCAAGGCATAGCCGGAATCTGGATCAGCGCTAACCCTGTGGGAGCCTCACCACACACTCTCCGGCGGAGAAACATGGATCATCGGCGCTCGGCTTCGCGGGACGGCACTCCCCGCATCTCGGGTGCCCTTTCGGGTGCGGCGGGAACCTTTCCGCCCTGAAGCCCTTTGTCAGATGGGCCTTACAGCCATGCCCGCATGGGGCTTTGTTTGGTCGGCGTCCGTATGATCGCCGCCTTGTGACAATTCATCACGATATCATAATATCATGGTTTTTGGTGCGCGAAATGCCACTTTTTCAAAAAGTTGAGATATATCCCATAGCAAAGGCGATATTTTTCAGAAAATACCCGCTGTACCGAACTGCCGTCCGCTCCGGGATCCCCAGCTCCAGTGCCGCGCCCTTGAGATAATGCGTCTGATCCCGATACACCATCTCCCACAGCCTTTCGGTTAGATCCCCCTGCTTTTTGCGGCGCACCATTGCGATTGCAAACTCTACCGCCTCCGTCTCCTGCTCGAGGCGCGTCTGCCTCGCCGACGCATAGCGCCTCATGACCTCATCCTCGGTCGGCTTGGGGATTCTGCCGGACCTCACCGGGCAGGACGCGGGCTGCGCCGCATACCGCAGCGCCTGAAGCTCCCGGCAGTTTATCCGATAGCCGCAGGGCGACCCCTTCTCCC